TTCTGCAAATGTAAATGTTTCCATCTCCATTGGCATTTCCATTTCAAATTGTGGTTCTTCGTTAAAAGTAAATGTTTCTTCCTCAAAGAAAAATTCTTCCATGTCTTCAAAAACTTCTTCTTGTAAGTCTTCTAACGCTTCCTCAACATTGTCCAAAGCTGTTGAAGTTTCTGTATCTAATACAGTATTGTCATAAGTCATTGTAAGTTTAGCGCCCAAAAGATTTGGTCCACCTCTGCTCGATGTACCTGTATTATTATCAGTGCCACTCCAGGACCAATCTACTTTGTTAGATCCTGTGTTGTTATATATAACTTGATCATTGTATTGACCACAATTAGCTGAAACACCTGCAGAAGAAGATGTTGGATAACCATTACAGTTTCCTTTAAACCCATCTATATCTGTTCTTGTTTGAGTTGTGGTTGATAGCACCGTGCCACTTGAGTCTTTTAATTGAATGGTTATGGTATGTGAATCTGTGTTTCCAGTATCACCTTCACAATTACCGGCTTCATGGTCACAGTTTGCAATGTCTATGTAGTTATTAAGAGTAATACCATTATCTAACATCTCTTGAGTACGAGTATTATTAGTTAAAGCAATATCATCTACAGACAATGTTGCAGTGCCAGTAACTTCAAAATCTCCACCCACATTATGTTTATAACCACAATTAGATTGAGAAGCAGAACAGGTAACAGTAAAACCATTTAAATCAGAACCATTAGAAACATATCCCGAACTTCCAGGGTTAATTTGATCTGTAGAACTAGAGTTCCAGTCTACACCATCTCCTGCGTTAGGAAGTAAATTATTTGTTGTTATTTCTTCTGCTGAAGTTGTAAAGGTTAACATCGTCAGCAAACTTATTAATACGATAAAACGCATATCCCGCTCCTATTATTATTATTGTTAACCAAATCATCTAACGTTTTTTAAATTTTTAAGTTCTTCTTTAATTTTATCTTTAGCAGCTTCTCTATCTGCTTTTTCAAATTCTTTTGTCATCTTAGCTTCTTCTTCAATTTTTTTTTTTTCAGCTATTGCCGCTTCTTTAGCTATTTTTTCTTCTTTGTCTTTTCTAGCTTTCATACGTTTTACATATAAATCATAGTCTGGTCTTTCATGATCATACTTAGACCATAATGCTTGAGCTTCTTTTCCAATTCTACCATCGATGGGACATGGAGTGCCTGCTTGTATCATTGACTCAAACACACGCTCATCTTGGCAAAGAATAGCAACTGCTGCTACCTTCATACCAAAATCATTAAGTATTCTTGCTAATTTTAATCTTTCACAGTTTTCATCAATTACATGTTTTCCACCAGAAAGACCAATACCAAATGTTTGAATACCTGCAGAAACTCCAACAGCGCAAACATCTTGAGTCATAGAATTATATGATGGTGCAGATGCTGACGGCGGTGCAGATTTTATATCTGAATTTGTAGTGTTGTTAGTTGTTGAGGTAGATTCAGAACCGGATTGATATGTAGTTGTGGCAGTTGAAGTGTATCCTCCTTCAATTGCTGTATTAGATCCGGATGTGTTTGTTTGTGTAGAACCACCATAAGCTGGTTTTACGCAAAAAGCCAATAAGGTCATTAAAATAATTAATATACCTGTAAAATAATAGTTCATCCTGTTAACTTCCATTATTTTTGTTTAACCTCGTTTTCGTATGACATATCGGTCCCATGATCTTGCTTTTTCTTATATGTTCTTTTACATGCACAATTATCGCAAGCACAAATACCATATTCATCTGCATGTAAATCTCCATCGCAATGGCAGTCGTGATGACATTTTTTACATTTAGTCATTTTTTTTCTCCTCAATCTCGTAAAAAAATTTATCAGTATCTTCTGTTCTCCATTTACGAGTATCTTCAACATTCCATTCACTTGTTTGTACTTTCCAGTCAGGAATCTCGTCCTTAACTGTAAATGATGGGATGTCCCAAATTAATCTATTGTTTGGCTGTGCCGCATAGTTGCCGTCATCTAAGGCAAGTATATGTGCGCACTTATGTTCGTGCGGTATTTCAGAATGATCTGTATCTATTATATTACTCTCTGGATGTGCAAAGTCAACTGTGAAAAGGTATGCACCATAATGCCATTTTTTATCTTTACCAATATATTTTCCTGATTGTCCATCTAAGATATCGTAAGAAGTAACAGCAGGATAATAACTAAAACAATTCCATAGCTGCAGTTCATCAAGTCGTCGCCCAGGTACTTCTTTTGGATCAAAACCTCTTTGTATAAACGCAGAGATAGGCAATCTATAAAAGATTGCACCATTTTCCATAATCGCATGAAAGAGTATAGGGCGACCTGTGATTGATGTAAGGCCAAATACAATGCAGTCTTCAGTTTCGCCGTGATGCTTTTTAAGATCGTAAAGATATTCTCTTCTGATCTGTGCATAAGTCACAGGTATGTTTGCATTTAAATAGGCCATGTGTCATAATTATTTAATTAAATTATATATTATAATTATTGCAACAACAGCTACTCCAATTTGTACTTTTCTATCAGACTTAACTTTTGCCACTATTTTGTTTATCATTTCCATAATTAACCTCCTGGTTTATTATATATATCTCCCCAACTGTTTCCAGATTCATAATCTACTTTATTAGGGATCTTTAACTTAACAGCATTTTCCATAATCTCAATAATTTTTTTAGCTTGTTTATCTGATTCAACAGAAATATCTAATTCATCATGTATTTGTATGTGTGGCACAATACCTTCTCTATATAAATTTAACATAGATTGTTTTGTCATGTCGGCTGCACTACCTTGTATTAATTTATTTAATGCTTTGTAAGTCATAGCTCTTCTTATATTTGCTTTTGTAGCTTTAGGATATTTTTTAAAGTATGCTGCCTCTGCATCTGCTTTACTCATTGGTGCAACAAATTTACCGTTGTTCCATTCCGCTATTTCCCATTTATCAAACCTACATTTTCTACCACCAAATGTTTTTATGTACCCAAATGCAGCACCATCTCTTGATATTGCATCCATAAGATCTTTTACAAAAGGCACGCTATCATGATATTTGTTAAATAATTTTACTGCTTCTTCTTTTGTAGACAAACCTAACTCTGCTTGTAGTTTAGCTTTACCCATACCATAAAATAATCCGAGGTTAATTGTTTTAGCTTGTGTTCTCGATATGTTAGCCATGTTTGCAACAGTTTGATGGAAGTCTACTGTATTGTTTTGAAACCTTTCTACAATTTCAACTACTTCTTCATCACTTTTAAATTTTGTAGCTGCATAGTGTACAACTAGTCTTGGTTCTTGCTGACTGTAATCAAAACATCCCCACTTGTGATTGTGTTCTGGTATAAATAATGATCTAATCATTGGCCCCAGCTGCTTGTTCCTCGCTGGAATTTGCTGAAGGTTAGGATTAGAATATGAAAATCTACCAGTTACCGTGCCCCCACTATCTCCTCTAATAGGATTAATATCCGCATGTATTCTACCTTTATACTGATACTTAATTATAGTATCTATAAATGTAGTATGTGCCTTGTTTATTTCTCTAGCTTTTGCTATTCTCTGCACAACAGGATTTGTATGCTCTTGTAAAAAATTTTTAGTAAAGGAGGGAGCTTTTGTTTTTGCGGTTACTTCATAGTCTAATTTCAATTTATCAAAAACTTTGGCAATGCTTCTTGCTGCCCATATTTGAGGCTCTATTCCTGTTTCTTTTTTTACTTCTAGGAGTAACGTTTCTTCTTGTGATGCTAATTGTTTCTTTAATTTATGAGCAGCTTCAACGTCTACGCGTACTCCCTTAAATTTCATATCAATTAAACACGGAAACAATTGTGTTTCAAGATCAAATACTTTTGTAAGATCCTGTGCTTTAATTTCTTTAGATAATCTTTTAAACAAACTTAAAGTTAGCTCTGCATCTTTTTCTGCATAAGACCCCACATACATTGCAGGTAGTTTCCACATTTCAGCTTTAGCATCTATGCCTGCTTTATCTGCTGCAGCTCTTAGTGCTGTTTCATCTTTTACTTGATTAAGATAATCTAGAGATAAACTGTTTAATGAATACCAAAATCTATTTTCATCTATAAGTGATGCCATAACCATTGTATCAACAATGTGGCCATTTATTTGCACTCCGTATGCTCTTAACCAACATACATCATACATTGCATTGTGAAATAACTTTACGTTTGGTAGTGCACATACTTCTTTTATCCATCGCATTACTACAGCTTCGTCAAAAAAGTTTCCTTCTTTATGTCCAAAAGAATAATAACCTGACCATCCTTCTACAGCTACAGCTATTCCTACAATTTCTCCTTCGCCAACTAATGCACCAGATCCTTTAGACTTTAGACCTGGATCTCTTGTTTCTAAATCTATTGCTATGTATTTGTGCTCTTTAAGGTCCGGAAAAGACTCTGGACTTATCCATTCCGTTTGAGCTTCAAACATCACTTAGTTATTCCCCATGAGTTTGGTTTTTCTTTTTTTTCTTCTTTCGGTTTTTCTGGATAGTCTCTATCAATTGCCATATCAATATAATGTTTAGCTTTTAGTAAGTCTTCTTTCTGATTTTTCTGCTTGTGCCTGCACAAATATTTTATAGCGTTTCCTTCTGCAAAGGGCAAGTTGTTTTTGTTTATAAACTCTGATGGCTGTATCACCATAGATCTATAGTGAGTTCCTCCTACTTGTTTTTTATATATGTCGCTCATACTATTGGTTCTCCTATTGTGTAATGATAATCTGATGATGGTTGCATTATATGTAAATTTTCTTTTGCTCTTGTTGTGCCTACATAAAATAATCTATGTTCAGGATCTGGGTCATCATATGCTGCTCGATAAATAAATTCATCTTGTCCTTCAACACCATAGTCTGTGAACAAACATATGTTTTCACATTCTTTACCTTTTGAACCATGTAAAGTAAGCAGTTGTATATTTGATTTATCCATTAAAGTATCTCCTCTTTCTAATAACGTTTGCATATATTCTTTTGTTTCTTCCGGAATATGCAATTGTTTCCAATCACCATCTATTAATAAACCATGATCTTTTTTTAATTTTTGTAAGTCTACACTCGTCTCTCGCTGCACGGTTCTACCATCAGAATAACCTCTTGCTACATGTCCTTTCTTAACTACTAAATGCGCGTAAAGTTTTTCAGCTTCTTCGGCAGAAACAGAAGCTCCTTGATTTAATCTTGTCCAAATTCGATAGACTTCTAATATAGAGTTGGGTAAATGTTTATTTGTTTTACCACTAAACCTCATACCTAAAGAATAAAAATGCTCTGAAATATTTAGTAATAATTTGTTCGTTCTAGCCAATATCATCCACTCACCTTTAGAAAAATCAATCTCTTCTAGTATTTGATTATAGTGAACCATGCCTTCTGCATCTCTTGGTACCCATTTTTTCTTTATTCTAACACCAAGTCTATCTAATATCTTAACAGCTTCTTTGTGTACAGTTCTTGGAACTCTTCGTGATATTTCTTGATCGTCTCTTTCTCCTTCTTGCAACATAAAGCAATTAGGATCTGCTCCTTGAAACCCATAAATAGTTTGATCATCATCACCTGCTATGTAAGCTCTCTTGCAATTAGATTTTATATAATCAAAACACTTCCATTGATGTGGACTAAGGTCTTGGGCTTCATCGAGGAAGATGACATCGAGTGGAGGACATCTTTCTTCCTCGACAAACTTGTTGATCATATCATAGAATTCAATCATCTTAGATCCTTCTTTGTATAATCTTAAATCTGTTTCTAATTGTATTGTAGTATCTACATCTACATCATGATGTTTCTGTAATTCAACAGTTGCACTTTCTATAGAAATTAATTTAGATCTTGCATATTGTATTATTTCTAAATGCTTGTTTTTATACATTGGATTACCCACCGCATCAGGTTTTGTTTCAAACGATATGTTTGTCCATTCTGGATACTCTTGTTTAAATCTATTCCATTTTTTATTTTTAAGTAAATAAATGTTTGTATCTATACCGCATTCGTCTTTACCCATTTTATGCATGGTAGATATATGTTTTAGTTTTTTGTCAGGAAATAATTCTGAGATTCTTTCTTCTGCTTCTTCTGCTGCAGCCTTACTAAACGTAATATATATTATTTTTTGTGGGTCAGTATTATACTCATTTAATTCTTTTTTTAAATAGTGGTTTACTAGTCTGTATGTTTTACCTGTTCCGGGTGGTCCCATTATTTTTTTTACTATAGCCATGGTGATTTTTCTATTTTAGTTGTTCTTGGATTTGGTCTTTCTAATTTAATAGTAGGCATCTTTAATAACCTAATTGTTTTTGTGCCAACTTTAGGTGATGTTTCTTCTGCTTCAAATAAAGATTGTAATAGTCTTACTGTTTTTTGTTTAGGGTAAGTTCTTTCTGCCCACGATTTAGTTTTTAATAAATACTTCCAAAAATCTTTAAATTTAAAATAAGTAAAACCATCGGTATCTGTAAAAGCAATACCTCTCATAACATCTTTTAATTCTTTACCTGGAGTTTTATTTATATAGTCTGCTAGTATTTCTTTTAGCTGCACATCTAGTTTAGATGACGCTGGCGCAGGAATAGTTTCTAAATTAGCAAATAATTTTATAAGTAGCCTTCGCCACATATGTTTTGGTACAGGCATCATTGGTTTACCTATTTGATTCATACACGCCAAAGAAAACTTTTCTGGATCGTGCAGTGTTGCATCATCCACTTCAACACTTTCGCCATCAATAGATGCAAAGTATATTGGTGGATCAGAATCATACTTTCTAATCTCTGTAATCTCTGGTGTAGGAGCATTATCGCCTACGCCAAATTGTTGTAGTGCACACTTTTTAGCATCACAAAAACTATGTATAGGCTCATCCTTACATTTATAATTATATTCTTTACTATCTAAAGAACCTATTAAAGTATTTATTTCTGTTGCATCTAACGGAGGAGTCATAAATTGTTTGTTGTAAGTAAACATATAACTTTGCCATTCTTCTTTATCTGGATATCTTTTCTTTAAATAAACTCCAACATTATACATGCAGTTGTTTCTTTGACCATCTGGCACACCATCACTTAACAATGTAATTAAACAAGGAGGCATTCCTTTAAAAAGATCTGTTTCTTCTTTTTTGTTTTCTATTTTTAAATTATTTAATTGCTCTCCTGTTAAAGCTATCTCTTCATGTAGTTTAAAAAATTCATCTATCTTTAAAACATTACCATTTAAATCATATGCATATCTAACTGTTCTTTCATTTGCATGATAAGGTAGGTTTAAAAAACTACCCGTGTCTCCACGATCTACTCTTATATAATCTTGTTTAGGAAATATTTCTGCACCTGCAAACCCCATTGCAGATGCAATAAGTTTTAGTTTTACTCTCATTACTGTTGCAGGAACAAATTCTTTTGTAAATAAAAATGCGTGCGCTCCGCCCGACTTAGATCTACAAACAATTATAGGTATGTTTTTTTCTTTTAGTTTTAATATAAATTTTTTATGATCAAATGGATAAGTGTCAATATCAATACATCCCCACTTACATTTGTTTTCTTTATTGATTGGTACAATACCTAATGCAGGATCTTTACCCTCTAGGTGTTCTCTCCATAATTTTTTAGTTACAGGATTTGATATTGTAAATGATTTAGTTTTATGTTTACCTTTTTCACTGAATTGATCTGTCTTTACGGTTTGACCGTAAGCACTATTCAAGCCTTCAAATATATTTATAAATTTATCTAATTCAGTCATTTCCACTCAGTGACGTAGGCGGCTTCAGTCTCCCTTAGCCGCCTACTATTCACACTATTTACCGGACAAACTAGTGTAAAATTTCTTAGCACGTTCGTATAAAGCAGCGTCTTTAACTTGACTCTCTTTAACGACATTGTAACCGTACCATTGGTTACCTTTACCAGAATTTAAAACAGTTGTTAGTTTATAAGAGTGGCTAAATGATGGTGGTGTGTAAGAACCATTCTTTCCATCAAGTGAAATAGACATCATCATAGAATTCCATTTCCTGCTTATCTTACCTTGAGATGAACTCATGGATATTAAAGCTTGTTCAGCTCCTCCGTCATCTCCAACAACCAATACATAGTGTTGGCCAACAGTTAGAATATAGTTACCATTTTCTAATCTATCTTTACCTCCACCATCTTTAGTTGTTGATTCTAGAATGTCTGACCCATCTGGAAAAAGGTTTTCTGGTCTACCAGAACCTGTCCCAAAGTCAGCCCATTCTTGGTACTCTAACTTATAATGACATGGAATAACCGATACCCCATTTGCTCCATCATACAGTTTTTTAGTAACTGTATTTAAAAGCATACCAGGTTCTGCACCGTCAACATAATTTTGATTACGTTTCTGTGCTTCCCCAGAGCCATTCTGTAAAAGTTTTAAGATAGGTAAAGCCAAACTACTTGTCTTTACATTCTCAAAACCTGACGCAGCATCATCTTCAAATAATATAGATGAAGGTAAGCCCGCCTCTTTCTTTATCGCTACTTGTTTCTCGTCACTCATTTCTATCTCCTTGTTATTTTTGTACTGTTACCCGCGTAAGTTTTAAATAAGTCAGAGGGCATCTCACGTCCAGCTTCAAGACGCTCCCTGACTACTGCTTTAAGTGTCTGAGCATGAACCCCTATTTTCTGGACTGGTTCATATCCCTGACCTTTTGCAAGGTCTGCGTAAACGCTCGCCTTGTTGTCTTCGCCTCGACCAAAGGTAACGGTAATATCATTTTTAATAATATCACCTAAGTCGTTGTCTCGAAGCCATTGAAAAGCTTGTTCCTGATGTTCAGGTAAGATAGCAGCACTATAGAATTTTTTTATTTCTACAGCCTCGCCGTCTTTAAGCTTTAATTTTGTAATATGCATCTTCTCCATCATCTCAGGTATTTCAAACTGAGATAATACTTTAGCTTGCTCTTTAAGTTTAGAGACGCTTTTTTCTGCATTTGCAATTTCGTCCTCTAAATTTTTTAATTCTATAACTTTACTAGACAAACTTTTAGCTGCGTCTGCCTGTGTTACAGATTGTACTCTATCTTTTTCATAGTCTATTTGACTCATCGATTTCACCTCTTTCATGTATGTTAAACTCAGTTGAGTAGTACATTTTTTCCTGCCTGTCCCAAGTTAACGTTTTATACTTTCCATTGTTAATATCACACGCAACAGCAATTGCCAAACCTATAACTTTTGGATCTCCAGATAAAAGTAAATAATCTTCATCAGAAAAATCTTTTAATAAACGTCTAAGTTGATAAGTTATTGGTCCTGGACTTCTTACGATTTGTGTATCTTCTTTAAGAAGAACTTTTATCTGACCAAATTTTTGTGCACCAACAATATTATATTTTGGACGACCTATTTTTGTACCAGGAACTTCTTGTAGCAGATAAACTATCGGCTCACTGTTTAATGTTTTTTCTTTCATGCTTGACAATATAATCTTTTACATTTATATTGTCAACTAGAAAGAAAAAAAATGATAAATTATAAATTTAAGACTAAACCTTACGCGCATCAATTAACTGCCTTAGAAAAGTCATGGGAGAAACAAGTTTACGCCTATTTTATGGAAATGGGTACAGGTAAATCAAAGGTATTAATTGACAATATATCAATGCTTTACGACAAAGGTAAGATTAATGCTGCCTTAATTATAGCTCCAAAAGGAGTATACCAAAACTGGCATGATTCTGAGATACCCACACACTTAGTAGATCACATAGATAAAAAAATGGTCTTGTGGCAAGCCATGATTACAAGAACACAGGAAAAAAAATTAGAAACTTTGTTTGAAGCAGGAGAAGAATTACATATTTTAATTATGAATGTAGAAGCTTTTTCTACTAAAAAAGGCGTAGCGTTTGCTAATAAATTTTTAAATTGTCATAATACACTAATTGCAATTGATGAGTCTACCACTATTAAAAACCCTGGTGCTAAACGTACAAAAAATATTTTAGCTTTATCTAAACAATCTAAATATAGAAGAATACTTACAGGTTCTCCTGTAACTAAATCACCATTAGACTTATATACACAATGCCAGTTTTTGGACTCTTGGTTATTGGGGCATGCTTCTTATTATGGGTTTAGAACTAGATACGCCGTAATGCGTAATGCAAACTTTAGTGGTAGGACTGTACAGATTGTTGTTGGCTATAGAAATTTAGCGGAATTATCTTCTAAATTAGAGCCTTTTTCATACAGAGTATTAAAAGACGATTGCTTAGATTTACCTGAAAAAACATTTATTAAACGTATAGTACAACTAAGTCCAGATCAATCTAAACTATATTTACAGATGAAAGAAAAAGCGCTTGCAGTATTAAATGGTAAGATGGTCAGTACAACAACTGTAATGACTCAACTTATGAGACTACAACAAATAACATGTGGGCACTTTACTGCTGATGATGGCTCTACTCAAGAGATACCTAATAATCGTATAGACGAGTTAGTAGATGTGCTAGGTGAGATTGAAGGTAAAGTTGTCATATGGGGCCATTGGCAAAAAGATATGACGCAGATAATAAAAGCAATAGTTAAAGAGTATGGAGAAAAATCTGTTGTAGATTATTATGGTTTAACACCTAAAGAAGATAGACAAAGTAATATAAATAAATTTCAAAACGATCCAGAATGTAGGTTCTTTGTAGGAACGCCAGCAACGGGTGGTTATGGTATTACTCTTACGGCTGCATCAACCATGATTTATTATTCTAATGGTTATGATCTTGAAAAGAGAACACAATCACAAGCCAGAATAGATCGTATTGGCCAAAAATATCCTATGACTTATATTGATATAATTTGTAAAGATACTGTTGATGAAAGAATTGTAAAAGCTCTTCGTAAAAAAATTAATATAGCTAGTCAAGTTATGGGTGAAGAACTTAAAGCTTGGATATAGGAAATTATAGGACTTACGTATAGGTGCTACAATTTTTGTATTAAGACTACAATTACGCCGCCCATGCCGGTCATAACGGCTCCCATAGATACTAAAAGTATTCTTTCTATTCTAGTAATATGAGCTTGTAGTTGGTTCATTCTATCGTAAGTTTGCTTTTGCATTATTCTGCAAAGCTTTTCGTGAGAGTCTATTCTTTGTATTGCTTCTTGTTTACTTGGCATATTTACCTACCCAATAACAAATTGGCTCAAGAATTTTTCTATAGACTCTACCTAATAAATGTCTCTTGCCTCTCGCTTTTTGTCTGATGTCTATAGTTCTGTGAACTGCTATGTGTTCTAAAATTTTTTTAACTATTCTATTAGTTGTCCCATCTTGTTTTGCATACTTAACTAATGGTAAGAATATTTTATGATATCCTTTTTGATATTCTGGAGATAGATGATCTCTTGCATATTTTATCCAAATTTTATTTCTAAAAGATCCAAAACCATAAGACTGGTTCATCATAGTGCAAACTATTTTACCACCTTGACTTGGTGGTCCGCCACCTCCACCACCTCTACTTGGTGGTCCACCAGTTCTCACATTACTGTAATCAGGTTGACTAGGTGCGCTTGGTCTTGAACTAACTGATGGTGGTCCGCCTCTGCCCCTATCCGGTATACTTTTAGGTGCAGGTGCAGGTCCAAATTCTCCGCCGCCACCTTGATCAACAAATCCTCCTCCTGGATCAAAACTAGGTGCGCTTGGTGGAGGACTATCATCTCTTTGATTCATTCTCTCCTGAGCTTTTCGTGCTTCTTCTTCTCTAGCTTTAGCTTTCTCAGCTGCTGCTATTTGTTCTTGCATTGCTCTTTGATCGTCTACACGTTGTTTATCTTCTCGTTGTTTTACAATTCTGTCTTTTTCTTGTCGTGTATCAAACTCACTCATAGGCTGAGTTATAATTTCATTAGGAAAAACATAACTTTCTTGATAAGGATCTATTTCACCTATTTCAATAGGTGTTCTAGCTCCTGGCATTTGAATACCAGTTGGTTGTGTCATTGCTGCTCTTGCTTCTGCAAGACTCATTGCAGCTGGATCTACTGGTGTCTCTATTGGTTCATCAAAAGCAGTCATGTCAAACTCGTCCATTAAATCAGGAAGATCTGGTCTTCCTGCTAAAGTTCCTTTTGTTGGTTGATCAACCATACCCATAATTGGATCTCTGTATATATCTTTTCCACTAATAATTTCTTGATACTGTATTTGCTCTTCTGGTGTTATGTTTCCTGATACACCTTGAATGTTTCTAACCGTATCATCTATTGCTTCGCCAATAGGTTGATCAGCCACAGCTTCACCCATACCTAATAGTGATTGTATTCCTTGATAAGCACCTGAAGCTAGTGTTCCTGTTACCGCTCCTAGTCCCATTGTTTTTCTTGCATCAAAAGCACTTAATCTGTTGTAGGTTTCATTTGAAATTTTTCCTTCTCGTACAGCATCTTTTAATTTTTCTGTGTTATCAAAATGCTGTTTTCTATTAATAGGGTTTAAAGCATCTACAGGAGTTCCTGTTTTTGACGCTCCTTCTGGTAACGTTTCGTAAGTAGGTATTCCTCCTGCAATATTTATATTATTAGCTGCAGCTACTTCTTGTAGTGTGGGTTCTGTACCCATTATATCAAACTCTCCAACTCCTGTATCTATACCTGCAAAAGGATTAACTCCTGCAGTAGTTTTCATTGTTCCAATGTCTGTGTCTATTGTAGGTTCTGCATATTGTCTGTCAGGTATACCTAAAAAAGGATCTGTTGGTTGAATTCCTGCTCTAGTTTTTGCTGCTTCTAATTCTGCAAGACCAGCATCTCCTGTGTCTTGTATATCCCCTGAGAATAAATCTAATCTATCTTTTTCTTTTGCTTTTGCTTCGTCAAGATCAGTTAATGTTTGTAATAAATTAGTATCTACATCTCCTGTATAACTTCCTGCTCTTACATCTGCTATTTCAGCATCTGTCATATTGTATTTGTCTTTCAAAGTATTTTCTATATTGCCAATTCTTTTATCGTAAGCATCTTGTAATCCGTAAGTTGGTTCACTAATACCAGGAATTCCTCCTGACACAGGATTGTACCCTGCCATAAGACCACTTTGTATTGTGCCATCTTTAACATCATACAGTTCATTTAATGCTGTTTGTCTTGGATCTTGTTTTGGTAACATTTCTCCAACAGCTTGAATCGCTGTACCTAATAAAGGTATTCCTGTAACTTTAGAACCTGCTAAGTTTGCTATAGCTTCTCCAGCCATGTTAGTTATATCCATTCCTTGATTCTTAAGATTAGTAAAAAAGTTACCTACGTCTTCTCCAGTAGCAAGAAATTTATTTTTTGCAGTTTCCCAAAAAGATGGATCTTTCTGAGTGTAATCTATTTTTTCTCTTGGGTCAGCTAAAGTTCCTGCAACATCAGAATAATCTCCTGGTGCAAACACATCTCCAGTTTTAGGATCTACTATATTTCCTGATGTAGGTTGACCTGTTACTGGATCTGTTGCTGATAAAACATTTGGAGATGTTTCTATAAAAGGAGCAGTTGTAGGTATAGTGGTAGATGTTATTGGCGCTGTGGTCGTTGCAGATACTGTTCCTCCACCACCGCCTCCGTCTGATCCTCCTGGTAAAGACACGTTTACATTTGATGCCGTTGGTGTTTGCGGTAATCTAGGTAATCCACCAGAAAAATATGCTAATAAATCAGTAAAAGAAGATTGTAGTGTGGGATCATATTTTACACCTGGAAGTGTTGATATACCACCTAACAATTCTTTTCTTGTTGGCGTTGTAGTCGCTAATTTAGATACATCTAATTGTTGATCAACTAAATTTGGATCTGTTACTACAAACGATTTAAAATCTTCTCTAGACATTATGCCATTCCTCTTGATCTAAGTCTTATTGATTGTTCTTCAGGCGATAATAAAGCTTGCTCTGTTGGTGTTAAGCCAGTTGCATTGATACCTGTTGGGGCTTGACTCATAATACCAGTTGGAGCTTGATTAAATAAAGTAGGATTTATTGCTGGTGTTGCTGGAGCCGTTGCTCTTGTAGGTTGTGTTACTAATTGTTGTGGTTCTTCTGTAACTCCTACATCATCCATAGTAGGAAATTGTGAAGGATCTACTTTACCTTGTAAATCTTCCCTAATTGATTCTTTTAATTCTTCTAAATAATCTTCACCCTCATCTCTATCAATTAATCCATTACTAATCATAGCACCAATTAATTGAGATGCATTAGTGTAAGCTTCTTTACTACCTGGATTTAAAGAAAAACCTTTTTTAATAAATTTAATAAATTTTGGATTTGTAAATAAACGACCTACTACACTTGGGCCAAAAACAATGGCCGCCGACGGCACTGTAAACATACCAGATAATAATCCCATTACAGCCCCTGCTTGTCCTAATTGAATAAATATAGCTCCTGGTATACCCTCACCAACTGCTTTCTTTTGAGCAACAGATAAAGCATCAAGTAAATTTTCAAATTGCCTAACTTCTCTAGCAGAAAATAATCCACTTTTTACTAAAACATCATCTCCAAATTTTTGAAATTCTTTTAATATATAATCAGCGTCTACTTTACCTTTTTTTAATCTAACAGATTCTCCAACGATATCGCCTATTACTGTGCCTTTTATTGTATTTAATAATTCTTCTTTTTTCTTTACATCTTTAGTGCCTTTTATAGCGTTCATTAATGCATTTACTGTAGCAGGTCTTTTAGGTTTTATTAATGTTGTATAAACTTCTTCAGGAGCTTTTTCAGCTAAATTTCTTAAAATTTTATTATTGTATTTGGTTACTCCTAATCTATAAAATCTTTGTGCACTATCATAGGCTGCTCTTAATCCTGGCGATGCAGTAGCATCAATCGCATCTACTGTCTCATCTATATTTTTAGATATGTCTTTTACTAATTTTGCCGCATATCTTTCAGACTGACCTTTTACTAAATCTTTATTAGATCTGGTAATTGCTAAAAATCTTGATCTTAAACCATTTGCAACATCAAAAGTAACGTTAGGGTCATTATCTAATCTAGCAATAGTTCTTAAAACTTTTTGTGCATCAGGCTCTAGTTCTCTAAAAGCTTTTGTGTTTTCTATTAATTTTTTTGCCTCATCTATAGTGGATCTTAAACTAACTGCTATGGGTCTAGTAAGCGTTCCAGCAGTTCTCCCTAAAGCGTCTCTAACAGGTTCTCTAGCAAGTTGATCTACTTTAGCGTACTTATGTCTTGCAGTTGCTCTAAAGTAATCTAATGAATTTTGAACTGAATGTAATGCTAAATCTCCCGCATTAACTCTTGTTGCTTTATTAGAAAATTCATCAATAAAATCAATTAATTCAGCTGTTAATAAACGTTCTGCTTTTTTTCTACTCGATATAATTCTACCACCTGCTACAAAAGATTTTTCTGTAATGTTTTCTAATATATCTATAAATCTATTTTCACTACCTATTCCTGGTGTAATTAAACCCTCTATGTTGTCATCATCAATATCTTTGGTGGTAGTTCCTTTGTTTTGTTTATTTTTAATTTTTATGTCTTGTAAAATTCTTTCTGCTTTTTCAGCTTCAGGTTCATATTTAATACCTTTAAAACCAATCTTCCCGATTAATTTAGGTATCGCTGCTCCAATACTTTCTGCACTTGCACCAGTTACAAATCCTCTAATTACTTCCTTTGATAAATCATCTCGTGGATCAAATATCTGTGCTGCACCTGCTGCAGCTCCTTCACCAACACCCGCTCCTAATGATCTATATAACAACGCTAAAGCAGGACGTAATGCTGCTTGCGCTGCATAAAAAGTACCACCTGTATAAGCTCCTGCTATACCACCTGCTACTTCTAAAAATAATCTTCTAAATTTAGGCGAAGCTAAATATTCTTCTATTGCCTCTGTTCTAGCGTTACCCTCTGGAACATCCATGTAATCTGTAATTTCAGTGTAAGGACTCTCACCTCTTTTTTTAATTTCTGCATCTACATCTTCTAAAGAAAATTTAGGTTGATTTTTTTCTAAACTTTTAATTTCTTCAATAAGTTTTTGTCTATCCATATCACCCACTTTCATTTAAAAGAGATTGACGATATGCTTCTAATTCGTCGTCAGACATATCTTCTAATTCTTTTTCTCTTGTTGGAAGAAAAGCAGAGGCAGACACTCCAGCTTTCATCAATGCTTCTACATCTCCTCCATAATTTTTAACTGCCTCCCCTAAATATGCTCTTAAACTTTTAAGTTTTGCTTCAAACTGAACTTCAGTATCATTTAACTGTGGTATTAATTTTCTAATTCTTTCGGCCTCTTGTTCAGATACCTGTGCACCAGATATAGCTTGTGTTAAAAATGTAGTTGTTTTATCTATATCAGATTTTAAAGTTGCATAACCTGTACCTTTTTTTGTTCCAAAAAATTGCCCTATTTGTCCAGACAGTCTATCTGGATCTACACTAAAAAAACCTGAAACAGGTTTGCCTAATTCAAGATACTTTTCTTCAACTCTATTTAATAAACCAATAGTGCTTTTTAAATCTGCTCTCTTTTTAATTGTTGAAGCGTCTGGTTTACTCACTACATTAATTGTTCCGTCGCCTTTTTCTTGAGCAACAGAGCCCTCTGGTAAACCTAATTTTTCAACTTCAGCTTCACTTAATGTTCTAGCTTTACCAGGTTGTTTTTTTAACTGCATTTGAAGTGCAGTAGATACAGCGCCTTGGCCTCTCTTAGCTAGTTGCGCTCTTCTTATATCATCTGCTTTGGTGAACTGTGCATACGGATCTCTTAACGCATCTGTTATATTCATACCCGATGCTATGTTTAAACCAAATGCACCAATAGGTAATCTTGTTTTAGGCACAGGTGCAAACTCATTTAATATACTTTGAATAGTTGCAGCATCAGCTCCCAATTGTTCTCTATTAATTTTACCTGTTACAAAAGGATCGTTAGCATGCTTAGTTCTATCAACGATACCAGACATGATACCTTCATTAGCTGGCCCACCTCTTCTAAACATAGGTCGTTTTAATATTCTAGACATTAGTTTTTAAATATCCTTCCATAGATATCAGCACCAGCTAAACCTAAACCTAAAGCTGTAGCTAATGGACTAGCTTGTTGCGCTGCTGGTGATTCGTCAATAGAAACTGTTCCAGCTCCCGGTGTTAACCCTGTAATACCTTGGCCAAACATAGTAAGTCTTCTTCTTGGATCATCGACTGCCATTTGCGCCGCTTGTCTTTCTGCATCAAGTATTGCTTGTTGTTGTGCTTGTTGACCTGCACCTAATGTACCAAGACCAGCTATTTGTGCTCTTGAGAAGTCTTGTGCAGCTCCGCCTAATCCTTGTTGTAAATTTGCTATACCCATTTGATTTGCAAGATCTCGTTGTCTTGCAGTTGATGCTTGTTGAAATCCTCTCTGTTGTAAGTCAGCTAATATTCTTGATCTATTTGCATCACTCGTTGTTTGATATTCAGCTCTTTGTACACCCTCTCTACCTCCACCAAATGCACCAGGTGTTCCTAATGCTTGTGCTGCTAATTGGTTTTGTCTTATCTGAGCCTGTTTATCAAACTCAGCAAGAGTTGTGTCAATAACCTGTTGTTGATAAGGTGACATATAAGCAGTTCTTTGTGCCGCTGTCATTGGCCCTGTAAGTCCTGTTGCTGCATCTGCAGCTGTTCCTGCTTTTGTTAAGAATGGTTGAAATGATCCAAGACCTGTTGTTGGATCAACTGCTTGAGTTAAAGCTGCAGTTTGTAATGCATCTTGCTGTGCAACTTTTGGCGCAAGTCCTGCCATACCTGCTTTTGTAATTTGAAACTGTTGCGCTTGTGCTTGTCTTTGTGCAAACTGTTGCGCTGTTTCACCAGGCTGTTGTGTTGTAGCCGTGGTAATACTTGGTATACCTGCTTGTCTTGAAAGATCAGTTAAATATGTTTTTTGTGCTGCTTCTATAAATTCTGGTGGTAATGTTCTTGATTCTGTTACACCACCTGTCTGATAACCTACTCTACCCCCTAATGCGAATGCATCAACACCTAATTCATCTGCTAACATTTTTAATTTTCTTTTTTCTGAATCTGTTTGTGCTTCTTTAAATAATCTTGGAATTATAGTTTTATAATAAAAATTTTTAGTTTCATCATCTACTTTACCCTCCATGTCATTCATTAACATGTTTAAAAAACTTTCATCTTTTGAAACATTTGGTACCGTACTTTTCATTTGCTCTGCCTCTCTGTCAGAAACCTGTGCGCCAGCTAAATTTTTTATAATGTCTAATATTCCTTCTGCCATTATCTTACCCTTCCTTCTAATTTTTTCATTGTATCATACATTCTTTGTGCTCCTTTTTCAATGCTCCCGCCGCCCGCTCCTCGAACCGCGTTAGCTGTCATTACAAATTCGTTCTTAGATAACATAGCTGGTACATCATCTGCCTTTTCTTTTACACCTACTGGTACAAAACCACCTTTATCTCTATAATCTCTTTCCATAACTCCAGCTTGATTAGTTCTCATAATACCCATTGGCATACCTCCACCTCTTAAATTATATCTTGCAACAAATGCATCTTTTTCTTCATCTGTCATTGCAGAATATTCTTTATCAAAAGCAAAATAATTGTCAAAATATGCTCTCATTTTATTACCAACATTTTCTTTTCTTCTAGCCATGTATTCTTCCATAGTTTCGCCTTCTTCTTGAGGCGGTTCTTCAGCTAAAAATGCATTATAAAGATATGTTCCTGCAGCAGTAGCACCACCAACAAGTATTTGTTGTTGTACCATGCTTGGTAATTCTCCTAATATTGGAACATCTTTAAATAAACTTGTTGCGTCTCTTATTGATTTTAAGCCTTTTGCTGTTGTTGCAGGTGTTGGTTTAGTTCCAAGTAAATCACCTTTGTTAGCATCACCACCAGTAAAATTTGGATCACCTTCTGTTAAAGGTTTTTTAAATAATCTACCAACAGGACCTTCTCTAAATCTGTCCATAGAAAATGTGCTAGGTCCACCACTAGCTCCTTCAGCGCCTGCTAAAAATCTTGCTCCTCTTCCAAGAGCATAAGTTCCTAATCCTTGTTTAAGTGCATCCCTGACGCTACCTCTTTGATCAAATCTACCTATACCTCTCATTGCTGCTGCAATACCTGGTTGAAAAGGTGCAACAAACGGTGCAGCCTTAACTGCAAAATCTGCTAATTCATTTGGTATAAGTTTTCTAATTCTTTTTTTAATACCACCTAATAAAAAACCTGTTCTAGGAACTGTGTTTGTTATCCCGCCTTGTGCACGTAATTGTCTTCTAATTTGAGCTCTTGTTATCATATATGTGTTGTTATTTATTATATTATATAGGCAGGGATTTCACCTGAATTTATATTACTACTCGTTTTTAACGAGTAAATCAAGCTTATGTTGTAACGGTTCTAGGCGTTACTTCCATAGCGGACAGGATCACATGGAGCCTGTTTGCATTGGCAGCTGTAACTTTTACTATCTCTCCAGTTTCAACTATCAATGGGTTTGTTATTATTTCAGTAGGTGTATTAGCTGATATAGTCTTTAAATATGCAACACTAAATACAGCCTCTAAAGGTGTAGTCACTGTTATTGTAATAGTGGATCCGCTACCACTATCATCACTTACCAATATAGATTTTACAATAGCAGTCGTAGCATCTGGAACTGTATATAAAGTTGTAGCGTCGGTAGTAGTTAAATCTACTTTTTTATTAACAAAATTATTAGCCATTATCCTCCTAAAAAGAAGACTATTGCATCGTTATCTTCTCCTTTTTCTTCTTGAAATGTTGTATTTAATTTTTCTATTAAACCGTTTAAATCTCTAACTAAAGATAAAAATGAAAGTTGATCGTATTCTTTTGGTGGTTGTGTTAATGATTGTACAATTTTTGCCATTATCTTCTCCCGTCTGGTTGGTAATCAATTCTAAATGTACCTAGTTTCCAAAATTGACCTGTGCTTGTGTTATCTATTTTTAATGATATCGATCTAGCTCTTGCTCTTGTATCTATTTTTTGTGTGCCACTACTAATTGTAAATGGCCCTAACGTAGAACTAGCTGCAGTATCATTTGGAAAATCTCTTAAGTTTAATGTAACTCTTGCATCACCTGTTTGTGTTAAAAAATCTGGTATAACTCTTCTTATTTTCATCATGAATTCTCCATCACCACCTAATCCTTGTGCACCAATATCAAAATCTCCAGATTCAATTGATGCAGTAATTGCAGTTGTTGCACCTTCTTTAACTTGATTTAAACCTGTTTCATGTTCATAATAAGTTGACGTACCATCGCTATTACCAAAAATATAATTTGTATCTGTTGTTGCAGTTGTACCTGATGAATCATAAGCTGTTGCATGAGGTTTACCGAACACAGCAGAATCTTGCCACGCGCTTCTTGCTAATGTGCCAACAGTCCATACAGGTCTATCTGGGGATGAATCTAAATAATTAAAAGTTACAACTCTATTAACTGTGCCTGATCCTGAGTTAGGGTAAAACCACATAACTTCACCAAACAAGTTATTTAGTCCTGCATTAATATGTTGTTTAGGAATTGTATTAATATCATCAAAGACATGATCTTCAACTAAACATGGCAATGATTCTAATCTACCAGAGTATCTAAAGAAACCATTCTCTGACATCCAATAAGCTGTACCATCTACTTCGACAGCAGCATTCTGTCCTATTAATCCACAGTTGGTACCAACTTGTTGAAACGAGAATGTAAACGGTGGACCAACAAATCTCATAGTAAATAAAGCTGTGTCTGTCCAAACATATATTGCATCTCTACCTCTAATTGCTCCCATAATTTTAGATCCATCTGCAAGTCTTTGTGTACCTGCAGTATTAGTTGCTGAAGGCGCGTACGTGTTAATATCTTCTTGTGACGAGAATCTAACAAACATGGGATCTTGTGTAGATTTTGTTCCAATAGTTGTTTCTGTTCCAAAAAATATTAAGTGTCTATCTGGTGTAGATACTAAACTAAATGCTGACGCAGTTGGTGCGTTGCTTACAATAGTTGCTCTTGTATCTGTCGCACCTGTTGGGTTTGAATTCCATTCAAATGTTTCTCCACTATTAATTGTTGCAATAAGTTTATTACCAAAATTATCTAGTGACCATAAACCTGGTGCTGTTATAATATCTCCTGATGCTGCAGAGTTCCATGCAAAAAAGTTTGATGCATCAGTAACTGTTGCACCTGAACTATGACTAGCTGCAGTTGTACCATTAGCTCCTCTTGTTAAGCCTGATAACGTTCCACCACTATTTCCTGTGTAAGTAATTAATTCTGTTCCTATAATAACTGTTCCGGAAGATGGAAAAGATGATGAACTTGCCATTGTTAAACTTGTAACTGATGTATTAATACTTGACGATAACGTTGAGGTAAACTGTCCTGCTTGTTGCCCGCCCCACGATCCAAGACCCCAACCAGTAGATGCAACCTCTACAGCTGGCCCAACAGGATAGTAGTGTTTAACTCTAATACCGCCTGATGTAGATGCGCCTGAACCAGATTCATTAGATCCAACATCAATAGTTAAAGTAGTATCTGTTGGAATGGTAGTTACCATAAATTTATTGTCATTAAAATTACTTGCTGCAAAATTAGAGTTAGTTGCAGAACTAAAATTGTCTAATAATATAATGTCAAATTTGTTTATATTGTGCGCTGATGAAAAAGTTAAAGTTACAGTTGAAGATCCATTAGTTGTAGAAAAAGCACTTGTTAAAGTTGTTGTCGCTTTAATTGGATGTATGTCGTAAAAAATACCTCCAGAATATACATATAAAATTCTATTAGTTCCTAGTGCAGCGTACTTAATACCTGATGTATTTATAAAATGATGAATAGCTGTGTTACGCCCTGTTATATCAACAGAACCTAATTGTGCCCAGCCGCCTATTTTTTCAGGTGAACCATATCTAAAACGAACATTGTCGCCATTAACCCATTGGCTTTCGCCACCCGTTGATGTGACTTGTTTATTGAATCCTGGTTGAAATTTTACCTTCTGTAACATATAACCCTTTATATTACTAAAAAGCCCAGCTTACAAATGAATATCTAGTGCCTTTAGTTGCTTCCTTAACTTCATGTGGGTACATAAAAGTTGATGGAAATAATAATATATCTCCTGTTTTTAAAGGAATTTTTTTGCCCCTGCAATAAAATTCTGCACCCTCGTAGTTATCATTTAAATTTGCAACGATAGATACTATAGGAACTCCCTTCATTTTTCCATCAAAAATACTGTGTATATGGTCATAGTGTTCTCTCATCATATTACCTATTTCATATTTATTAAATCTTATAGGTGAAAATTTGGTAAGCCATGGAGGACTAGTTTTTTCTCCTGGCCAACTATGTTTTTTTTGATACTCTTCTAATGCTTTAACAAGATATGGTGTAATTTTATTTTGTTGTTCTTGTGTACAATTCATTACATCTAATTCTTTTTCTGACTCAGATTCAAATGTGCCTTCAGAATAGTTATTCCAAGTATGTTTTTTCCATTCTTTTTTGTTACATTCTTCTATCAATGATTTACACAGCTCTACTGGTATGTAATTTTCTACGTATATATAATCTTCAATTGTGTTCATTCATTATTCTCCTTATATCTAAATGGGTTAAACTATCTTCACTACCTAATGTATCAACACTAAATGTATTAAAAGACATACTTAATCTTGATTCTTTTCCTAAATTTAATGGCACGCTATGTTTTAAATCTGATGGAAACAATAGTAATTCTCCAGATGTACAAGGTAATAAAAATGTTTCTGAATTTAAATTATTGTATTTCTTAGGATCTAATTTCATAGCAGCTTGTACTGATTTAGAGAATTGTATAGGTGGTAATGTTTTATCTTGTCTTAAATAAAAAACTCCACTTAATATACTATTAGGATGCACATGTTCATGGTGCTTGGAACCTGGTGGATTTTTATTAGCCCAGCATTGAGTAATAACTAATCTTTGTTCTGACTGTGAAATATTTTTAGTATACTTATTTAAACTTTCGTAAAAAAAATTTTTTAAATTTTTTAATTGTTCTATCTCTAATAAATAACTATCTGCAGATTTAAAATTAGCATTAGCTTTTTGTTCCTTGTAAGGTAAAGAATCCACGTACTTTATTTCTTTACTTAAATCACCTTCGTATTTTGTAATAAGCACTGGTGTTGGAAATATTTGTAATAATTCTTCTTTCATATATAGGACTATACTATATTATTTTAGGATTGTAAACCTCCGTGCGAGTCTGATGCACTACCTTTTTCACTAGCTGCTGCTTTTAAATCTCCAAAATCAGCGGCATCTCCTGTAGAAGCAATAGTTATATAATCTATAGTAGTTTCTTTTCCTGGTGTATGACGACCAGCAAACACTGCCCTAGTTCCATTTGAACCTGGACAAGCCGCTTTTCCAGCTTGTGTTAAATCACCGAAATCAGAAGCATCTCCAGTTGATGCAATCGTTACATAATCTATAACATCTGAATTACTTGGTGATCCTCCACCTGCCGCAACGGCTCTTACTGATGAAGCTGCTCCAGAACAGTTTGATCTCGATAGCGTTAAATCACCAAAATCACTTGCATCTCCAGTTGACGCAATAGTAACATAATCTATAATATTTATTTGTGATGGTGTTGTTCCTCCAAGAGACAAACCTCGTGTATTACTAGATGCACCAGCAGGAGCTTGTTTAACATTTGTTAGATTTCCAAAGTCAGTAGCATTTCCCATAGTTGCAATAGTAATATAATCAATTATATTTACAATGTATGGTGAACCAGGTGCATATCCTCCCATAAAAAGTCCACGAGTAGTATTTCCAACATTACCATAAGCATGCCCATAACGTTCCTGTGTTGTGTCACCAAAATCACAAACGTTGCCTTCAGTAGCAAACTCTATTGCTTGCATTTCAGCAGTGTAATATGGTGATCCAGGAAAATAATATCCGCTAGAAAAAACAGCTCTAGTATAACTAGAAGCACAACCTATACCATTTGATATTTGACTTCTTAAATCACCAAAATTTCTTGCATTACCTAAAGTTGGTATATTGTATGTATCTATATCAACTGTTCCACTACCAGGTGAAAGTTGACCGCCGCAAATTAATGTTTTTCCTGATCCAGGCATATGGGTTACTGATGGACGTTGTATAGAATCTAAATCTATTCCACCGTGAGCTGGCATTGCTATGGAATTTAACGTATCTCCATTAGCTAAATCTCCAAAATCTGTTGCATTACCAAAAGTTGCAATAGTTACAAAATCAATTACATTAACAACAGTACCTCCACCCGTAGTTCCCCCTAAACACAAACCTCTAATTGAATTTGAAGCTGATCCATTATCTCCTCTAGCTACTGTTATATCACCAAAATCTGCAGCGTTTCCTGTTGTAGCTATTTGTACAGTGTCGATAGTGCTAACCACTGATGGACTATGGTTTCCCATAAAAACTGCTCTTGTTGAACTTGAATTAGCTGCTGGTCCATTTTTAGCGGCAGTTAAATCTCCAAAATCTGTTGTATTACCTGTTGTTGAAATTGTAACATATTGAATAACATCAATATCACCAGGTGCACCCCCTCCTGCAAATAAACCTCTAGTAGTTGAACTAACTGCCCCTCCACTTCTTGTAGCAGCAGCTAAATCTCCAAAGTCAATGGAATCACCAAGAGATGCCATAAAGTTATAATCTATTACATTAGAATGACTAGGAGTTGCACCTCCTCCTCTAATTCCCCTAACATTATTTCCAAGTGCACCCTCACTACCATCTCTTGTGCTATTTGTACTATCTCCAAAATCTGCAGCATTACCTTCTGAAGCTATGGTAACATAGTCTAATATGTTTGTTTGAGCTGTTCCTGGAAAACTTCCATTTACACAAATACCTCTTGTAGTAGAAGTAAAACAAGAATTAGATCCTCGATTTTGTGTTAAAGTTCCAAAACTACTACTATTTCCTGTTGTGCTAATATTAATTTTTTCAATTGCGTCTGATCCATTATTCTGTAATAAAGCTCTATCATTTCTACTCTCATTAGCTCTAACTATATTATATCGTTCTTTAATATCCCAAACAGCCATTATCCTTGTAAACCTCCATGAGAATCTGAGTTTCCAACTAAACCTCTTATAGCAGCTATTAAATCTCCAAAATCAGCAGCATCTCCAGTAGAAGCAATAGTTACATAATCAATTACATTTGAAACACCAGGTGCAGCTCCACCTCCTGTCACACCTCTAATTGAGTTTGATAGAGAACCAGTATCATATCTTGCTGAAGTTAAATCACCAAAGTCTGTTACATCACCCGTTGAAGCTATTGTAATATATTCTAAAATATTGTGTGAGGCTGGATGTACTGATCCTCCTGAAACTATACCTCTTGTGCTAGAAGAAAAACCAGTTGTTTCTGTTCTAGCTGCACTTAAATCTCCAAAGTCTGTTGTATTTCCAGTTGAAGCTATGGTAACATATTCAATTATATTTACTTCAGCACCTGGTGCTGTTCCACCAGCAAACACACCTCTTGTATTATTACTAATACCGCCTGTACTTTGACGACCTGCACTTAAATTTCCAAAATCACTTGCATCCCCCATAGTTGCCATTGTTACATACCCTATTGTATCATTTTGAGTAGGACTAACATGACCTCCTCCAAAAAGTCCTCTAGTAGTACTACCTACATTTCCATTTTGTGGATCATAAACAGAAACAGTTAAATTTCCAAAGTCGGCAGCATTACCTAATGATTGGAATTCAACAGATTCAATTGTATTTGTGTAATCAGAACCATATCCTCCTGCTGAAAGAGCACGAGTTAAACTTGAAGC